GTGCGTTTTAATACCAAGATGATTCATCAAATAAGCGTCTATGGTAAAAACTTTCGGAATAACCTTTGAAAATCGCTCCTCCGTTGACTTAGACAACCTAATTCTTACCTTCTTCAATATTTCCTCTTGTGAAAGTTTGTTGGCCGTTAAGATCATACACTCCCTTTTTGAGCAAATGTCAAAGTACATATCGATCAACGACGTCGTCTTTCCCCCCCCAGGTGGGGCTTCATACAACACTACTTTAACGTCGACGTTCGTGTATAAGACGGACCTGGATTTAGGCATTGAGAGCAAAAATTTATTAGCAGACAGGAATTCCGTCTTGGTACTAAAAATACAGGCCCTCTTATCTTCCTTGTCATAGGGAACAAGACCTTCAGATCGATAACAGAACTCATGACCGTCAAATTTTTTAAGGGGAAGTTTACCAGAGTAACTTTCAACCATCCCTTCACTTTCACGTTTCACAAAAATTGTTTTGTCTTGACAGCCGGACGTCAACTTCCAATCGAAACCGCAAACTTCTAAATCCTCGAATAATCGTTGCAATTTAGTTTTAATTTCGAAAAGAGTGACTTCTTGCATGTAATAAAATTCACGGATGCTGTTAGAAGCAACGTGAAAATACTGTTCTTTGCCAACTACAACAGGAGGTTGAGGTTGAGCATCGAAACTATTCATGTTGATGAGAAATTCACAACTTTCGACTAAACGTCGAGTATTGTTCTTTCCCTCGCATTTTCTTTTCACATTTGGTCGACGATTCTTCGAGGGTTTGCTTTCCTTCTCAAGATTCAGACTAGCACAGACGTCAGGTAGAAGATTTGCTCTCGACTCCTTTACGGGACCTTCAAGAATTTCACTTCGACTTTTCCCTTCAGTGTTTTCAGTTTCCGAGGTGTTCGACTCATCTGAAGCGTCGCCGCTAAAGTTCGAAGAAGTTTCATCACTATCGCCTCTAGTGTTTCCCCTTCCTTCAGTTTCAATGGATTCACGAATAATGTTTCTCAGGTCTTGTCGCAATGACTCCCGAGCTTCTACGATAGAACTTAGAGAGTCTTCGACAGGCTTCCTCAGTACCCTTATTGCTGGCACTGGTTTAAAGTAATGTGGAGATGGCACATTTGATTGCCTCTTCGATCGCAATAATTTAATGCGGCGACAAGCGTCGTCGATGACTTCTCTGATCGCGGAAACGCTCGCATATACCTTACTACTAGTGTAGACTTCAAGTACTCGCGAGACTGCGTTCGCGCATGACGCGAGTGAGTCGAAGCCGAGTGAACACGCCAACATTTCCGCAGATTCAAAGACACACTCAAACGTTTGCGGACAAAGAAAAACTGTGGCGATCGCGTACGAGAGCGGACAGCTGAGACCTGTTATTAATTTGAATGCGTTCATCACGAAACCTGGAGCTGGCAATATCTCCCGAAACAGCAGAACAGCAAGTTGAGGATTGGAGAAGAAGAATTTCGCGACTTTCCACAAGTACCTGAGCATTACAACAGACGCTCTCGAAAAAAGAGTGATAACCAATTTCGCGCCACCACCTTTCAAACCAGGAGTACCTGAGCAATTCAGTTCATCATCGAATAGTTCACCGTCAGAATCACCGACGAGATACTCGTTTTCAAGAAAGAGTCTCTCAATTTCCACTTCACTTCTTTCATCAGTTATGAACATCATTCCGGGGCGCAATATATACCCGAGTTTCGTTTTTAATTCACCACATTTTAACATAAATGATCCGGATTGAAGGAGAGCGGAAGTTAGGAACTTGGAGAACCGGGAAAAATTTTTTCCCATATTTTCTATCCCGTCCTGCGATAAGTAGAGACTATCCCAAAGAGTCTTGAGAGACAATACTCCCCTACTTAAACTAAGAAAAATTTTTGTAAAATTCTTTGAACTAGATTCACGCTTGCGGGAATTGAAAACTTTAGGTTTAAATAACTCGTCAAGGAGATTATTCAAATCCACTGAGTTTCTTAGTTCGTAAAAACTTTTCTCAGGCGAGTCTCTAAGTGGAGGCATGCTAAGTTTTCCTTTGCTTCTCACTTCTTTTTCTACCACATTCTTAGCACAACGAAATAAGTACTCTCGTGCTTTATCTTTGATCTTCTTCAGTAAATTTCGCATCTTACGCAACAAATATTTCATCGGGAACGTCATGACTGAAAATACGTTAGAATTGCCACCTCGCAAACCTGGACGTGGATCGGTTTCGTCGACACATTCAAAGAAATTTTCACTTTCATCACTGTCGCTTGGATCTTCCTCTTCAGAGAATGCGAATGAGAAAGCCCTTTGCACGAACTCGCGCATTTTGAGCACAGCTCTGTCTTTGATTCTTCTACAACCGTCAATTCCGGTCACGTACGACTGCTTAAACACATCATCTGCGACTTCGCGCGCAAAGCGAGTGACAGCGTCTCGAACTCTTTTTCGCAACTTAATTCCCCCAACCAAGTCGCGAATCAAATTCGTGAGGTTCTCTAAAACCAAAAGGTCAGACAGCGAGTGTTCGCAATACCCTGCGTACAAATACTCAGAAGTTGGTAGTAGACTAGCGATAACCTTCCTAACCACCACTGGAATGATACACGCCCCAATAATCACAGCCTGCAGAGTACCAATGTTCTTGTTCCTAAGCATGAAAGCAATAGCGGAGGCGACTGTTTTCCGCAACAATTGTTGGGCAACTGAGGAACTTTCTCCACGGTAGTGACGAGCCAAATACATCACCCCTGATTCTAAAGAAAACTGTAATATCAAGTCTCTCAAGAATTCTTTAGGTTGTAGATTCTTAAACTCCCCAATTAACAAATTATTAACAGCTGTAGTAAAGATCGTGACGAGCGTTTCACTAACGAAGCAATTAACGGAAGACACGTAGAGGGACGTGATCACTTCTCCAACATTCAAATTGAACACAGCGTTGACGCTTTCGAACGAACCAGTAACGGAATTACTGACGAATGATTGGATCAACGTAAACACTTTGAAAGCAGCGAGAAATTTCTCCTTCGTCCATGAGCTGATGGAGCGAAATGACT